TACTATCACATAGATGGGGCTGTTTGATGACGAAAAGATTTGTTTGATATAAATGATTTTTGCTTCGTTATTCATTAGTCTCTCCCGCTGCTGATTGCGCCGCAGTAGTCGCTAGGCTTTTCTGCTGTGATTGTTCCGAGGCTGTAGGTATCATTCGAGGCAGAAGCGTGAAGAAAGCGACCCTCTTTGATGCTTTCAAACTTGCGGTTTGCTTTCTCTTGTGCGAGACGCAACACGCCACCTTTCATTCCTTTGGCGTGCTTACTATTAGAGAGAGAGACGATTGCGACACGCATCAGAGCGTGAAGGATAGCTTCGGGTTGAGCGTAGAAGTAGAACGCTTTGCCGTTGCCCATATCGTGCAACTCTCCAGAGGTTGCACCCCAATTAAACATCTGGTTAAAGAAGTTCTCGATTTGGGTAAGTGAGCCTTCCAAGAGGAAAGCGGTTGTGTTTCCGAACGCTTGCTTTGTGATTGTGATTTGGTTTTTCATTTGGTCTAGTTTGCTTTCTGGTTGTTGTTTCGTCAAGGGTTATTTTATAGGCTCGCCCATATACTTTTGATGAGCCTCATCCTTTTTGGCTTGTGCCTCTGCCACGATGTTGTCGAGGCGTTGTGCCGAGGCTTGGAATCCTGCGGTGATAGCTTCGAGGCGTTTGATGGTTTCGTTGATGTCGAACTTGATGTTTGCTTTAACTTTCATACCCCTAATCTATCACAGATATAGCTTCTGTCAAGAGCCACAGAGCATTTTTCTTCAGTTAAATTTCATTGATTATCAACGACTTACAGAGAATCGCAAAAAAATTTTATATATACCACCCTATTTTTGAAAAAATTGACTTAGAAAAAAATTAAAAAGCATCGCGGGGGCACTAATATCATTCTCCCCTATTATATATACTATTTATCTATATACCCTCCCCTTTTTTAAAATCTATTAAAATTCAACAGAATAATATATCTTTAAGGGTAAAAAATCCCAGCGGCTATTTTTTTAAAAGTCTTTTTGATATATTCTTTATTGACATAGATATATATTTGCTTTAGATTAAAGTATATGAGGCAGCTTATAGTTATATTGTTATTTTTATTTTCTTTAAAAGGATATTCTCAGTCTTATGCTCCTAATTCATGCTTAGTTAATAGCATTAGAGTATATGAAGATGTTGCTAGAAAATTTAACAATAGAGATATTTGGAACAATGTGCTTATATTTAAATTTGATATAAGATCTAATAATAGAACCATTACTATGGGTCATGCTGTCTCAATATTTAACTGGCAAGATAAGTATTTTGTTTATGATATTAATCAAGGTTCTTTTATATTAAATACTGCTTCTGATTTAAGAAATGATCCTTTTAAAGCTGCGAGGCTAATCTATCCAAACCACAGAATAAGATACGCAAAATACATGGTACAATAAGATGGTATATATTATTTTATTATTATTAAGTATATATGCTTATAAGGTTATCAGTGAAGCCTTTGGTTCAGAAGATAGTGAATTCATTGTTAATAATTACCACAAATTAATCGCGCCCAAGCCTAAAGGTTTTATTTCTGTGTGCCCAAAAATAGACTTTAATAAACTACACAAACAAATTTTATCTTTTATTCAATATATCAAATCATTAAATATAGTTAAAAGAATGCATCAATTAAGTTATATTATGGTTATTTCAATAGGAATACACATTGTTGCGCTTTTAATATTTGGTATGATTAAATTTAAAAAAAAATCAATAGAAAATAATTGGCAAGTTCAATTGGTTCCAACCGAGCAAGAAATTAAAGAGATAGAAGTAGCAGAATTAGCTCCTCCTCCAATGGAAGAAGGAGACACCTCTATGGAGGGAGGAAACGAGAACAAAACAGATGATTATACTCAAGATATACCTATTCCAGAAATATCAGATGATATTTTAACTAGTATAACTTCTATTGAAATTTCTCCGATTAGATCAAGCCCTAAAGCTAGAATAGCAAAAGTCAATCTTGGTAAATTTGCAGTAGGTAATTCCTCTGGCAAAGGAAATGGTTATGGATTCGGTAATGGAAATGGAAGAAATGGCAAAGGCAATGGCAACGGAACAGGTTTAATATTTGGAGATAAAATTATAGCAGATAAATTAGGAGTAATTTTAGATATATCTCCTAGCATGACTCATCATATACCAAGACTAAAGTCTGAGATAGAATCTAATTTCAAAGGAGCAAGATACAGAGAGGTTAATGGATGTGGAATTAGAAAAACAAGTCCAACAGTTTATGCGATAGACGATTTATCTGTTCAAGGCATAGATGCAATTTATTGGTTTTGTGATTTGCAAGACAACAGAACAAAAGAAGGATTAGAAAAAATAAAAAATATTTTACAGAGAAAGGGAATTAGGCTATATGTAAAGTCATTAGACTTCCCTCCAGATGGAGAATTGCAGTCCGTAATTAATCAGAGCGGAGGATCGTTTTTAGGAAGTAAGCTGAAAACTTTTTCTAAACTTTAATTTTAACTTAAAAGGATTTACGGCTATTCCTCTATCAAATCTTTTAATGAAGTTTTCTCCAACTTTTGGCATTTTAGCAACAAATATTTTATTGTCTACTTGCATGCTTACATTTGCGCCTAACACAGAAACATCTTTTATTTTTTTAAGTTGAGATTTAATTGCTCTAGCTATAGCGCAATTTTGAGGGTTTGCTTTTTCTCCTTCTCTAATATTTCTATTTGTAATATTTATTTCATAATTCATTTTATTTCCTCTATTTTATAATCAAAATTATCACTATCTTCAGTATGCCATTTGGGGCTATCTTCGACAGCAAAAATATGATCATTCACTTTTCTTTCGATGATTATTTCATTAGGTTTTGTTACGAAACTCGCATCGAAAATCTTTATTCTGTTATTTGGTTGTATAGCGTAATTACCATTATCTAGTTCAATAACATGACCGCATTTATGTTCGTTTGGCGTCTCACTATAACCAAAATTAATTTCATTAAATTCTGGATGCGCCCAATCTAACGTAAAAAGATAACGGCCAAGTATTTTATTTTGATATCTATCTAAATATTGCATCTTTGCTCCTTTTAGTGCGTAGAATTGAGCTACGCTAACATAATAACTAAAACTATCCCAAAGAACTAATTGGTGCAAATCTTCTTCTGGAGTATTTTCTTTTTTACAAAATGCACTAATTGGTGCTCGCCACCATAAACCTCCATCCTCCATAATAAAATGAAAAAGCGGAGACCTATTAGGTAAAGAAGCTACTCCAAAAATTATACAGGGAAAGTATTTGTCGTGGCTATCTTTTTGATTGCGTAAATAATTTCCTCTTACGTAACACTCTATTGGGGGTATGTTTGCGTTCAAGTAAGCCACAGTTAATTTATTTACACTTAAATATAAAATATGGTGTAAAATTAAATGTAAGCATAATGTCTAAAAAAAATAAACGTCGGGCAGAAGATAAGTCGCCAGTTGTTCCTCAAAGAGATAAAATTGAAGGTGCGTTAGATATTCGAGAATTACAATGGACAAACAATCAAAAACAATTTATACAAATAATTCAAAATAAAGATACAAAAATTGTATTCTGTAAAGGCCCAGCTGGCACAGCAAAAAGTTTACTTTCAGTATATACAGCTTTATTAGCTCTTAACCAAAAAAAGATAGGAGAAATATTTTATATTCGTAACCCCGTAGAAAGTTCTACTCATAATTTAGGATTTCTTAAAGGCGATTTGCATAGCAAATTAGATCCTTATCTACAGCCTTTAATGGATAAACTTCATGAATTATTGCCTAAACAACAAGTAGAAAGATTATTAAAAGAAGAAAGAGTTAAAGGTTTACCAGTAGGGTTTTTAAGAGGATTAAGTATTAATGCTAGTTATATTATATGCGACGAAGCGCAAAATTTAAGTATACATGATTTGCTATTAATTACTACTAGAATGGGAAGATTTAGTAAACTTATATTAATTGGAGATATTAGACAATCAGATATCAAAAATAGTGGTTTTGAAAGAATATACAATTTATTTGATGATAGGAAAAGCAAAGATAAAGGTATTGTTACTTTTAAATTCGGCACAGATGATATAATGCGAAATGATATCTTAGCTTATATTATTGAAAAATTTGAAGAACTAAAATAATTGAATTTTTAATTAATTTAAAGTATAATTGTATTATGCTTAAAATATATTGTACTGAATGTGGTAGTCCTACAAGCTATTCTGTCTCCAAGCCAAAGTTTTGTAGTAACTGTGGTAGTCCTTTTGAGAAAACGGTAGTTAATAAAGTTCAACTTCAAAGGAAAACTATATCTCAAGTTAAAGATATTGAAGAAGATGATAATTATGACGAAACAGAAAGCGAAGTGAATTACGTACCAGAAATAAATAAAATTGATTGCGAGATAATAGAAATTAAAAAACGAGGAGAAAAAATAGGCAATATTGTTGGTACTTCTAGCGGAGGAGAAAAAATTAAAAGAGCTAAGAATAATAAAAAACTAACAAAAGCAGAAAGAAAAAAATTTCTAGAAGACTTTGCAAAAGAAGCAGGATCCTTAAGACCCAAATCAAAGGAACCAAGAAATGGCTAAAAAGCCTTCTTTTGAAGAATATATTTCTGAAATAAACTCTGAGATAACAAAAAGAAAGAGCAAATGGAATCTTACAGCCATTAATTGGATGGATTTTAGTGATGTCTCACAAATATTAAGAATACATATATATAAAAAATGGCATCTTTATGATGCTAAAAAACCATTAGCTCCTTGGGTAAATAGAATCATTAGCAATCAAATTAAAAATTTAATAAGAAATAATTATAGCAATTTTACTCGACCCTGTTTAAAATGTGCAGCAGCAGAAGGGGAAGAAGGATGTGCAATATATAGTCAACAATGTAATGCTTGTCCATTATTTGCAAATTGGGAAAAGACAAAGAAAAGCGCGCACGATACTAAATTAACATTGAGCATGGAAAATCACGAAAAAGAAATTAATAATTTGCCTATAGATCAAATGAATGTAGAAAAAACAGCTTTAAATATACATAACAAAATGCAAAAAACCCTAAAACCTATAGAATGGAAAGTTTATAAGTATTTGTATATAGACGGAAAAGATGAGGAGCAAACAGCTAAATTAATGGGATATCGCACGAGTGAAAAGAATAGGATTGCTGGCTATAAACAAATTAAAAATATAAAAAAAATAATTATATTTAAAGTTAAAAAATATCTATATAATGGCGATATAGATATTGCGTAATTATGAGTGAGAATTTACCCACTCTCACAGAAGATCAGCAATTAAAATTGCTTAAAGAATGGAATGATCGCCCAGATAATCCTCCATCTTTGGCAGAACTAGTAAAACTAGTTTTCGATAGAGATGATCTGGACGGAAGAAGCAAAGAAGGTAAAGCTGTTAAAGAGTTCTTAGCCTCAAGACAAATAAAACCTAAAAAAAGCTATGAATATCAAGCTAAAGGTTTATTAGAATTAAGCAATGATCAAAAAGAATACGTAGGAAACAATTGCCATATGATGACTGGACTAGAAATGGCTAAAATTCTATTTAAAAATGAATCGTTAACAAATTTATCTCAAGAAACAAGAAGCATATTAGAATATATGAAATCTATTCCTAATAATGTAAAATTTAATCAACAAGAAAACGAAAACATCTCCACTGAAGAATATCGTCCACCTAGAAGCGAAGAAAGAATGATAGCAAAAATTAATAGATACGTATTAGATGGAATAGATAAAAGTAAAATGACGCACAAAGTAAAAAGAGATATAAATTCTTTAATAGGCTACATGAATACTTTTAGATTTTCTCATCAAATCAATTTATATGATGATGAGAGAGATAGAGAATTATTTGAAAGCAGTTTTGTCAGATATACTTACGATAAAAGCGATCTAAGTCAAGAAGAAGTTGATCAATACATCGTGCTTGCTACAGAAGTAGTAATTTCTTCGAATATACAACAAACTATTAATGTTTTACAAACGCAGATTGATGTGGCGATACAAGAGGATGGTAAAATTCCTATGACGCTCGTTGAAGCAAGCAATACTGCAAGAAAAGAATACAATGATTGCGTTAATCGTCAACAAAAACTTCTTAACGATCTAAAAGTCAAAAGAAGCGAAAGACTAAGCAAGCAAGTAAAAGAAACAGCGTCAATTATTAATCTTGTACAAATGTGGAAAGAAGAGGAAAGCCGAGCGAGACTTTTAAAAATGGCGGAAATAAGAAAACAGATTGTAGAAAAAGAGATAGATAGGCTTTCTACTATGGAAGAAGTAAAAGCTAAAATTCTTGGAATTTCTAGAGACGAGATATTAAATGGATGAGCGTAATATGTAAAATTGATGGTAAGGAATTTAAAGATGAAAAAAGTCTTCATTTTGCTCTTAAGGGATATGGATTAAATAAAGTAAAATATTATCAAACTTATTACGAGCGCAGAGATCTCCTTACCGGAGAATTAATTAATTTTAAAACTAAAGAACAATATTTGAATAGCGATTTTAATGATAAAAATAATATGAAAAAATGGTTGAAAAATCAGCCTTTGGACAAAGCTCAACAATATTGTAAAGAGCTGCTAGCGAAAAGAAAAGAAAACAAAAACCTTACATATTCACCTAGTCAAATTGAATTAAGAACAATCATGGCTCCATCTATATTATTTTATAATAAGATATTTAAAGATTATTACGACTTGTGCTCTTCAATAGGTTTAGAGAATAAATTTATACATCCTAATTTGATAGAAGATCATTTTGCTAAAAAATTAACTGAAAGAAATACAATTTATATTGATACTCGCGAACAAAGTTGGTTAAAATTTGATATTCCTTTTGAAATTAAAACATTACCTTATGGAGATTATTCATGCAATAATAATAATTGCGATTGCTATATTGAAAGAAAAAGCCTAAGCGACTTTATAAGTACTCTTAGCGTAAAAAACTATGAAAGATTTAAAAACGAAATACAAAAAGCTAAAAGAAACAATGCCTACATTATTGTTATGATTGAAGAAAAATTATCTGACGCTTTGAGTTTTCCATACCTCCCACACGTTAGTAAAAAAATAAAAGCAACACCAGAATATATTTTTCATAATGTTCGAGAACTATTACAGGAATACAATAATTTACAATTCTTATTTGTAGACGGAAGAAAAGAAATGACAAGGATTATAGAAGCAATTTTTGCAAGCAAATGTTTTTATAAAAAAATAGATTTACAATTAGCATATGATATGAAAGTTTTATGATATATTGTCCAGAAAAATATATAAAAGAAGTAAAAGACATTAACGCCGAGTTATCTCAGTTAAAAGGATTTCTAAATGATAAAGAAGCAAAAATTACTTTAGCTAAATTTTTAAGAGCAAATATAGGTTTTACAACAGAACTTATTAGCGGAGTTAAATTGGCGGCTTATCAAGAAATTCATTTAAAAGCTATGATGAATAGAAATTTTAATTTGTGCGTATTTGGTCGAGGGTGCGGAAAATCTTTTATGGCTGCAGTTTTTTGTTTTCTTCAATGTATATTTGAGCCAAACACCAAAATATTAATTGCAGGTCCGACTTTTAGAACAGCAAGATTTATATTTAATAATCTTGAAAAAATTATACAAAGTCCCGGCGCAGAATTATTAGCTCAATGTTTTGGGGTGAAAACGAAAAGAAATGATCAATTTGAGTGGCAGGTTAATGGAGGAAGTATAGTAGCAATACCATTAAATGGAGAAAAGATTCGAGGTTTTCGAGCAAATATTCTTGTGCTTGATGAGTTCTTGCTTTTGCCAGAAGAGATTATCAAAAATATATTAATGCCATTTTTAGTTGCTCCGCAAAACATAAAGGAGAGAATGGAGATTCGCGAATTCGAAGATAAATTAATTGCAGAGGGATTGATGGAAGAAAAAGATAGAATGATTTTTGAAAACACAAGCAAGATGATAGCTTTATCATCAGCGAGCTATACATTTGAGAATCTTTATAAAACTTATTTAGAATGGTGTGATAAAATTAATAGTCAGGAGAAGGGAGAAGCAACATATTTCGTTAGTCAGATGGGCTATGAGGCTTTACCAGAAGAGATGATTGATAAAACTATTATTGAAGAGGCTCAAGCAGGAGGATCTAGTCATAGTGGATTTCTTAGAGAATATTGTGCTCAATTTACAGATGGAAGTGATAGTTATTTTAATGCAAAAAAGATGGAAGAATGCACTCTAAAAAATGGAGAAGCCCCACACACCTTAATGAGAGGAGATCCAGATAAAAAATATATTTTAGGAATTGACCCAAATATGAGCGATAGTCCTAATGCTGATTATTTTGCTATGGCAGTTATGGAATATGATGAGGCTAAAAAGCAAGGTATTTTAGTTCATACATATGCAGGTTTAGGAAATTTAAAAAATCATGTTAATTATCTTTATTATATTTTAACTAATTTTAATATAGTATTTATGATATTAGATAACGCTGGAGCAGATACGTTTCTTTCTGCTTGCAATGAATCATCTTTATTTAAAGCTCGATCTATGGAAATTAAAACTTTTGATTTTAATACAGAATTAGAAAATCAAGAATATGAAAGTGAATTGAAAAAAGCTAGACATCAATATAATTTACAAGATAAAAAAATAGCTTTTAATCAAGTATTTACAACGACTTTTATACGTAAAGCAAATGAATACTTACAAGCCTGTATTGACTACAAAAGAGTATGGTTTGCGAGTAGAACTGGATCAGATGAAAACGCTTTTAATAATACAATATCTCTTAATATTCCTTTAGAATTAATGAAGGTCGAAGATAAAAAAGACTGGACTTTGTTAGATTTTATAGAAAATCAAGATGATTTTATATATCAAACAAAAAAACAATGCGTTTTAATTGAACATTCTTCTACCAGCAGAGGAACTCAAAGCTTTGATTTACCCCAACATTTAAAAAGAAGCGTCTCAGCCAATAAAGCCAGAAAAGACAATTACTCAGCATTTATGTTAGCAAATTGGGCTGTAAAATGCTATAATGATATAATGAGTAGTCCAAAAAACGAAGAATCTAATACTTTTTCGCCTATTATCTTGGGATAAAGTGTAATATTTACAAAAATGGCGAAAAAGAATCAAAATAAATTAAAAAAAACAAAAACAGAATATGCCCAACCCGTAATGGTGTCTGAGGCTTCTGTTTACGAAACCAAAGCTTCAAGCTCTGAGACATCAACTTCTATAAGAAGAAACGCTGCTTCTATTATTACTAGAACAGATAGATATAAAAATATTGATGATGGATTAATACCTTTTAGATACTCTTCTGGGATAAAAGCTAATTCAAACATGAATATCCGTGATGCGGTTATTCTATGTCAAAAATGCTACTATAATTTTGCTATATTTAGAAATACAATTGATTTAATGACAGAATTTTCTTGTAGTAACATTTACTTTAGGGGTGGTAGTCAGAAGAGCAGAGATTTTTTTGAAGCACTATTTAAGAAAATTAATCTGTTTGATTTTCAAGATAAATTTTTTCGTGAATATTATCGCTCTGGAAATGTATTTATATATCGTTTTGATACAAAAGTAAAAGATGATGATGTTAGCAAAATAACTCAAACATTTGGGCTAACAAGTAATGCTGCAGTTCATTTACCAGCAAGATATATAATTTTAAATCCAGCAGATATTCAAATTGCGGGTACAATTAATTTTTCATTAGGAAGATATTACAAAATTTTAAGTGATTATGAACTAGAAAGATTAAAAAGTCCAAAAACAGAAGAAGATTTTGAAGTGCTGAAAAGTCTTCCAATAGAAACTCAAAAGCTTATTCAGTCGAAAACAGTTGGCGTTCTTACTTTGCCATTAGATAGAGATAGGTTGGCCGCAGTTTTTTATAAAAAGCAAGATTACGAGCCTTTTGCAGTGCCTATGGGTTTTCCAGTTCTTGATGATATTAATTGGAAAGCAGAAATGAAAAAGATGGATATGGCAGTTACAAGAACTATGCAGCAAGCGGTCTTGTTAGTAACAATGGGTACGGATCCAGATAAAGGTGGTATTAATCAAAAAAATCTAGAAGCAATGCAAAAGATTTTTGAGAACCAAAGCGTAGGTAGAGTACTGATCGCAGACTATACGACTAAAGCTCAATTCGTTATACCTGATATTGGGAATTTACTTGGTCCAGAAAAATATGAAGTAGTAGACAGAGATATACAAATTGGATTAAATAATATTCTTATTGGAAATGAAAAATTTGCAAATACAAGTATCAAAGTGCAAGTATTTATTGAAAGATTAAAACAGGCAAGAGAAACATTTATTAATGATTTCTTATATCCTGAAATCCGTAGAATTAGTAAAGAATTAGGATTTAAAAATTATCCAACACCATATTTTGAAGATATTGATCTTAAAGATGATATTCAATATTCAAGAGTTTATACAAGACTTGTGGAGCTAGGCATATTAACTCCAGAAGAAGGCATTACTGCAATCGAAACAGGTAAGCTTCCAGATCCAGAAAGCTCTGCTCAATCTCAACAAAAATTTAAAGAATTAAAAGATCAAGGATATTATCAACCATTAATTGGCGCACCAAAAGCTGATGCAGGAAGACCTTCTGGAACTACAGGCATTCCACAAACCACAAAGAATGTTAAGCCAATTGGAGAAGGCAAACAGTCAAAAGCAGTATTTTTTGATATAGAAAAAATTAAAGATAATTTTGTTCTTGCTTCAAAACTTCAAGATAAGGTAGAAGCTTCATTAAGAGAAAAGCATTCTTTAAGAAAATTATCAAAGCAACAAAAAGAAGTAGCATTTGAAATTACAAAAATTATTGTAGCAAATGAATCTCCAGAGTCTTGGGAATCTGTGGCTGCGAATTATGTAAATGAACCAAAAGATAAAAATATAGAAGTCGTTTCTAAAATACAAGATATTGCTTTAGATCATTCTATAGATTCTTATGTTGCTAGTGTATTATATCATAGCAAAAAAATAGAGACATAATATTATGCCACAAAATTTGATTAGACTAAAACAACTTGAGCAATCTGAAATAAGTGGGCTAATGCAAAATGTTATTAGTTCTAATCAATACTCTATATCGGTTAGTGGTACAGGAATAAATGTAAATACTATAAGTGCTCAAACTGGATATTTTAATAATTTATATGCAAATAATCTTGTTTACAATACTGGGAATCAAACTATCAGCGGAGAGAAAACTTTTGCATTAAGACCAACTGTTAATGGTACTGGAGTTCTTCTCAACGGCGAGGCAGCGCAAGTAGACTTAACTTCAACAGTAAAAACTACGGGTAATCAAACTATCAGCGGAGTTAAAACTTTTTCTAACACAGGCGCTTTTAATACATTACAAATAACCAATAAAAAACTATCATCTTATTCTTTTAATACTACTAATTTCTTTTTTGGGCATAATTATTTAAATCTTGTTAATAGTTCAAATAATATAACAGGAACTTTACCTAGTGGCATAGTTTCTGGTATTAATTATTATGTTAAAAATCTTAACTCTGGAATATTGCTTATAACAGGATCTGG